GGAGTATGCGCAACGCGAAACTAGCGCCCGAAACGAGATTCAAGACAGCAATTTGACGTTGGTAACTAACGCCATCGAGACTGTGAAGCAAAATAACTCGATCTTGAAGGCAAATTACCGCGATGCAATGTCCGTTGGAGACTTTGACAGGGCCGCAGAGATTCAAGAGGCCCTTTCCTCAAACTCTGCGAAGCTTTTGCAGCTTGAACAGGGCAAACAAGCTCTCGAAAGTATGCCAAAGCAGCAGACGCAGTTGCCAGCAGACCCTGTAGAGGCTTTGGCATCGCAGCTTTCGCCCCGGTCGGCGGCTTGGCTTCGCCGAAACCCTGAGTGCGCCACAGATCAGCGCCTTTTCCAGAAAATGCTGGCCGCTCATAACCTTGCTATGGCTGATGGGATTGAACCAGACAGCGACGATTACTTTGAGTTTGTTGAAAACACGATCAACATCAGAAAATCAGCGCCTAAAAGGGTTGACCCTGTTGCAGATGAAGATCCTACAGCGGCAGCCGCAAAACCTACTCAGCGGCGTACTTCGCCGCCCGCAGCGCCTGTCACCAGAGGCGGAGAACGATCAAATGTCGTTCGTTTGACGTCTCAAGAAAGAGAAATAGCCCAGATGATGGGTATGTCTGACAAGGAGTACGCGACCCATAAACTTGCCCTTCAAAAAGAAGGCAAACTTAACTAATAGGAGTTTTTATCATGAATGATCAAATTAAAAGAGTTCGCCCAAAGATGAGCAAGTTTCGCGAAGCTTCTGACAAACTCAAAGAAGAATACGCAACGGCACAGGCTGAGGTTGCCGAAGAGCAAGAAGCAGTAGCTGATGACGTTGGTCTTCGTCGAGCAGAAATGAGAACGCCTATGCGAGAAGAAGATCCGCGAACTCGCGCAGCGCGACGTGCCGAAGAGATCCGCAATCACATAGGCGGTCTTGATGACGGTACTGACGAGTTCTTTATTGACCCTCGCGATATTCCGCCGGGCTGGTCATACGAATGGAAGCGCAAAACCGTTCTCGGTCAGGAAGACCCGGCTTACATGGTGAGCTTAGCCCGTAAGGGCTGGGAACCAGTGCCGGCTGCGCGTCATCCGCACATGATGCCGGAGGGATATGCCAGCGCGGCGATTGAGCGTAAAGGTCTGATCCTTATGGAGCGCCCGCTTGAGCTAACCGAAGAGCAGCGGGAGCTTGATCGAAGGGCGGCAATCAATCAGGTCCGACAGAAAGAGCAGCAGCTTGCCCAAGCGCCAAGTGGCCAATTTGAACGGCAAAACAAAGACTCTCCGTTGATCAAAGTCAAAAAGTCCTATGAGGCGATTCCAATCCCAAAGGACTAACCCTAGAGAAAAACTGAAGGCGCCGAAAGGCGCCTTTTTTTTGCCTTGTTGACAATTTTGAAAAAAGGGCGTTATCTTGCGTCCCAATGCCTCCCCCGGCGGGAGGTTTTTTGTAAAACCCCGGCCTAGTCGCCCCGGCGTGCGATGATGGCTTCTCGATAGGAGAACCCGTCATGGCGAATACTTTTGCGCCTTTCGGATTTCGTCAGTCTTCGGGCACCGGTTCTGCTCCCACGTACGAGCAGGTCGCAAGCTTTTGCGTCTACGACACGGCTGCCATGTATTACGGCGATCCGATTTTCCGTGATGCAACGACCGGCGGTGTCAAACCCGACACCCCGGGAACCGGCATTCTTGCTGGCGTTTTTTATGGCTGTAAGTACCTCTCGGTTTCCCAGAAGCGCACCGTATGGAGCAATTTCTGGGGCGCTGCCGACGTTGCCTCTGGCAACCTCGTTGAGGTCTATCTGGTCAATGACCCGAATGCCAAGTTCCTTGCTCAGGTTGGTGGCTCGGCTTCGGTCGGAGCTACTGCTGCTGATATCGGCGCAAACGTACAGTTTGCGTATGGCACTCCGTCCACCGCGACCGGCATCTCAGGAGCTTTTGTGAATATCGCCGTTTCTCCGGCGGTAACCGCAGGCTTCCCGTTCAAGCTGGTGAGCCTTGTTACGAACCCCCCGGGTTCTAACGGGACGGAAGCGGGCGTCTACAATTACGTAATTGTGGCGTTCAACAACGTCGAAACCAAGACCCTCACGGGCGTTTAAGGAGTAAGGGAAAATGGCTGTCAATCTTTCAGCAATTAAGGACCTTCTCCTCCCCGGACTCCGTGGGATTGAAGGCAAGTACGAGATGATCCCATCTCAGTACGACAAGATCTTCACCAAGCATGATTCGAAGCTGGCTCTCGAGCGCACCGCTGAAATGCGGTACCTCGGCCTCGCTCAGTTAAAGACTGAGGGTGGTCAGACGTCCTTCGACAACAATGCTGGCGAACGTTTTGTGTACAACCAAGAGCACAATGAAATTGCCCTTGGTTACGCAATCACCCGCAAGGCGATTGACGACAACTTGTACAAGACGCAGTTCCACCCGTCGAACCTCGGTCTGATTGAATCTTTCCAGCAGACCAAGGAAATCTACGGCGCGAACATCCTCAACACTGCGCAGACCTACAACTCGGCCATTGGTGGCGACGGCGTTTCGCTCGTCAATACCTCGCACCCGATTGATGGTGGCACGGTAGCCAACCGTCCTGCGGTTGACGCTGACCTGAACGAAAGCTCGCTGCTGAACGCGATGATCGCGATCCGTACGAACTTCCGCGATCAGGCTGGCTTGAAGGTGTTTGCTCGTGGTCGCAAGCTGGTTGTTCCGCCCGCGCTCGAACCGACAGCGATTCGTCTCACGAAGACGGAGCTTCGTCCGGGTACGGCGAACAACGACGTGAACGCGATCTTGACGACTGCAGGCGGCCTGCCTGAGGGCTACATGGTCAACGACTTCTTGACCTCGGCCCGAGCTTGGTTCCTGCTGACCAACATCGATGGTCTGTCGTACATGGACCGTGTGAGCTTCGAGACTGATATGCAAGTGGACTTTGTCACCGACAACCTGTTGGTCAAGGGCTACGAGCGTTACAGCTTCGGCTACTACAACTGGCGCTCGATCTTCGGATCGCTGCCCACGTAAAGGAGAACCATTATGGGTATCACTAATCTCAGCGGCCTCGAAGTCGCAGGCGTACCCACAATGGGCATGGCGGGAGCTCCGCTGTTCTCGGGTAGCTTTTATTTCGTTGACTACGTCAACGGCAATGACGGCAACCCGGGATCGGCGGACGAGCCCCTGAAGACGATCTATGCAGCTCACGCTTTGATGCAGGCAGGCAATAACGATGTCTGTGTCATTGTGGGCGATGGAACGACTGCTGGAACTCAACGCCTCTCCATTGCGAACGCACAAGTCGGCGATCCGGCTGCAACGGTGGGAACTCTAGTTTGGGATAAGGATGCATGCCATTTGATTGGTATGACCGCCCCCACTGGGATCTCGCCGCGTGCTCGGCTTGCTCCTGAAACCACTGCAACCCTGACCACTTTTGGCTCGGGAACCTTGGTGAGCGTAACGGCCAGCGGCTGTTACTTCTCCAACTTCCAAGCTTTTAGTGGGTATGCAACGGGTGGTGCCAACCAGCTCTGCTGGGTCGACACTGGAGATCGTAACTATTACTCCTATGTTCACTTTGCTGGCGCAGGTGACACAGCCTCTGCTCAGGCCACTACCAGCCGTTCGCTGGTTCTGGATGGCGCTCAAGAGAGCACGTTTGTTGGATGTACTTTTGGCGTGGACACTGTCCAGAAGACAGTCGCGAACTCAATTGTTGAATTTAAGAGCGGGGCAACTCGCAACAAGTTCATCAGTTGCGACTTTCAATGGTGGTCCAATTCTGCAACCACGCTTGTTCTCTCGGCGGCGGCGGCTTCCGCAATCGACCGTTGGAATAAGTTCGATAACTGTGCCTTCTTGGGCTTCGGCACTGACCTGACGGGTATCGCCTCCTTGGCGGCCTCGGCGGGCGGTACTTTGCTCATGAAGAACTGCACGCTGGTCTCCGGTTCTTCAACCAACTGGGGCGTCGACGCTACGTCGCTGGCCCAGATTCGTGTTGATGGCGGAGCGCCGACCGCAGCTACCACCGGCATCGCCGTAGTGCCCACCTAAGGAGTAACTGAACATGAAAGGCAAGATGATGAAAGGCCGTTCCAAGCGCGCCACCGGCGGTGTCAACCAAGCCGCCGAGGACCTTGGTCGGAAAAACCTTCGATACACCTACCAGTCCAATGTCAACGATGCCGCTGAAGAGCGCAAGCGTGGCGGGAAGACGATGAAGAAGCACGCTGGCAAAGTGGACGGCAAGAAAGCCGACATGCATGCCGGTCGCAAGCCGCGTAAAAGCGGTGGCCGCGCCTCTTCGGATCAAAACCCGTTCACTTCTGCTCGCAAGGGCACGCCGCCGCCGGGCCGCACGCTCGATGGCAGCCTTGATTAATCTGGGCTGAAAAGGCAAAAAGAACGGGGGCCTCTGTGCCCCCGTTTTTCCTTGAGGTAATTGAAATGGCAAAGACTCCAGCATGGCAGCGCAAAGAGGGTCAGTCCTCAGAGGGCGGCCTAAACGAAAAGGGCCGCGCTTCGTTGCGCGCTCAAGGGCAAAACATTAAACGTCCGGTGACCTCTGGCGAGGCAAAGAAAAGCCCGGCAGCAGCCGCCAGACGCGACAATTTCAGAAGCCGGATGTGCGGCATGAAGGAAAAGCTGACGTCACCCAAGACGAAGCATGATCCGAATAGCCGAATCAATCTGGCCCTCAAACGTTGGGATGTTAAGTGCTAACATCTCGAAAACTTCATAGGTGAATCGCCATGACTCAACCTCTTTTTACTTCTGTTGGTCCGATTGAAGCCGCAAACGCTGATGCCATTTGTGAAGCTGAAACCCCGGATGCAGGCCCGATTGATCTTACTGGTAGTTCCGTGGTAGACGGCGTTGCTGTTCTTGATGCCCCTCGCCGAGTTGAAATTGACACCACGGGCGATGAATCTGCGGCAACTTTCGTAGTTACGGGCACTCTCTGGAATGGTCAAGTTTTTAGTGAATCAATCACTGGAATTCCTTCAGGGGGCACGGGTTCAACCACTCAAAGCTTTGCGACTGTTACCTCGGTCACGATAAGCGTCAATGCTAACGATTCAATTGTTGTTGGCACGAACGGCGTCGCTGATTCGCCTTGGCTTCGTCTTGACGACTATGCGCCTTCGCCGACTGGGGTGACTGTCGTTGTTGATGGCACTGTGAACTACGACGTTGAAATCTCGCAGGATGATCCTGATTCGTTCATCAGCCCGGTCCCCATTGGTGAAATGGTGTGGCTTGATGCCCTTGATGCCAACTTGGTCAGTGAGTCTACAAACAAGACCGGCGGCTTTACTTACACGCCATGCTGGGTTCGTTTGACGCTCAACAGCGGAAGTGGCTCAGCGAG